CTCGCGGTGTTACCCGTGAAGCTGGCAATACCGATAGCCGCAATCTGATTCACGGTTGCGGTGGCCGCGCCAAGCGCCATAATCATGCGGTCGCCGTCCGTGACCTGATTCTTGTCATGCTTCGCAATGTAGTACCCTTCAAACAGGAACCACGCATACTTGCCGATGGCGGCTGTGCTTACACCGATAACCATTTTCCGGTTATACAGGTTCGCGTCCGCCGCCGTACCCTTGTAGCACTGTGCGACTTGTAATTCCCTGATGTAAGCCGCCGGTCGGCCCGCGCTACTCGCGGCCTTTGCAGCCTGTGTCGCAATGGCCGAGGACTGGACTTCAAGGTAGACATATTCGTTATCGCCCTTGCCGTGCGTTCCGTCAACGGCAAAGCAGTGATCGCCGACTTTGTACTGCGGGGTGTTGTCAACGTCGGTAATGGGTGCTCTTAATTGAACAAATGCCATGATTTTACTCCTTTCCGCCTATCGGCGATTATGTCCACCAGATTCGCGTTCCGTAACGCGGATTTGTGTTTACGAACTGGCCCGACCAGTAAATATACTGGACATAGGTGTGCTGATCCGTGCGCTGCATCGGCTCTTCCAGCAGCAGGTCGTCATTCGGATCAACATGCCATTCGTACTGATTCGTGTTGTGAATGAACACGGCTTTCATGTTGCTCGTCAGAAGGCCGCTGTCCGTGGTCGCCGACATTGCCGGATCGGGTATGACGGGAATTCCACCGAAGTCGATGTTGTTCGGGAAGCCGAGATCGATTGCCTTCTTGTTGGTATCCTTGTAACCTTCCGCCCGCGCCCGCGCCTTGAACTTTCTGAAGGCCTGTGCGCTCATCGTTATCAGGTTCGGGCCTTCGCCGACATGCGTGGCCTTGGAAACTGCCTCGTCCATCACGCCGATGGTCAGACCGTCGAGATCGGCAATGCTTACCTGATTGCTGCGGATAGCCGAATAGGTCACACGGCTCTGTCCGCCGTAAGTGCCCGTGGTCGGATCGGTCGGCATACTCGCGCCGAAGCCGATGAGGGGCTGAAAGCCGTCGGGGTCAAGCGCGTTGCCGTCCGGGTCATTTGTTCCATCGCCGTAAAGGTGTACGGCCTGTGTCGCACCGAATCCTTTTCTGGCCATGTCGATACGCGTGGCAACAAAATCTCTCTGCTTGTCTTTCCCCATGTTGCGGATTCTGTCTGTTCTGTAATACACGATAGCGAGTGACTGGTTTGCCCTTTTCAGGGACATACCAATTTCACCCTCATGTTTTACGGTCGCAAGCTCTTTCGCCGCATTGTAATACTCCGGTTTGGGAAGATCGTGCATGACGTGCCACTCGGTAATATCTGCGCCGGTAAACGGCGACTTCGCGTTGTCTTCCATAAACTTGAAGGTCGGATGGGCTTCGGAAACCGCATCTCGCAGTCCTGTAATCATATCCCTTATCGGCCCGTCAAGCTGAAGGTCGGATAGTAATGCTATAACTGATTGGACATCAGCGTCTGGCATTGTTTGCTCCTTTCAAGCCCCTCTCAGGGGCTATGGTTAAGTTCTTCGCTTCAGTTTTGCTTCTTCGCGTGCTGTAAAATAATCGCGCTTTGTCGGTGCGGGAGCGGGTGCCTCGCCACTCGAAGGTGGTAATCCACCCGCCATTCGTGAAGCGGCTATGTCCGCCGCAGTGGGCGCAGCCGCCGTCACAACGGGCTTTGCCGCCGCCGCCGCCGCCGCAATAGAATCTTTTGCGAAAGCGACTGATTCGGGGCCAGCAGTACCGTTCTTTATCGCGGCTTGTAATCCCTCGATCCCGCCATAGGGCGCGAATCTTACTTTGAGATCGGCATAAAATTTATTTTTAACGCCTTCATCGGATTCAAGCTCCGGGGTATCGGCGAACACTTTGCCCACATATGCCCTGTAGTCTTCATCCGCTGTCCGCGCAACGGCGTTCTTTTGCGCGGCGACATCCCTGCCAATTTCAAGGTTGCGCTTGGCATTACGAGCCTCCACGGAGTCCTCGCCATATTCTGTGACGGCCCTCCTGTGGGTTTCCTCGTCTTCCGACACTTCGGGCGCGACGGGTTCGGGTTGGCTTGTTCTGCTTATTTGATCCTCAAGCTCCTCGATCCTGCGCCCCCTATCGGCGTTTTCCTGACACTTCCTTGTATAATCGGCCTGCATGTTTCTGTGGCCTGTTTCGAGTGCTTCAACCGTTGGGTAGCCTCCAGCAAATTTGTGTTGCGGTTCGGCGTCCCCTTCTGGTGCGCTCTCTACTCCGGGTGTCTGAGTGGTGTCCTGGCCTTCTGGTTGCGCTGTGAGAGCGTCCTCCGGTGCAGGTTGCACGTCTAATCCTTCTGACATAACTTTACTACCTCCTGTTTTTTGTTTTTATGCTTCAACGGCGGGATTAGCCGCCGCAGATGCTATTTCTCCCTGTGTTAAATTTGCAGATGTAGTCGAACCCGGCCCTCTTTGTGCCGTATTTGTTTGCGGTGCGTTAATCCCCTGTACTGCCTGTTCACGCTGTTCTTTCAAGTGATCTATCTCTGCCTGTCGGCTTGCGAGTAATTTCTTTTTGCCGGGAATGTTTAAGAATTCATATACAAATTCAGCCGTTCCGAGCGGTACGCCGAATCCGTCTTTCATCTGCATCATCTGTACGGCAAATTCAAGCCGTGAAATCGGGTCAGCCGGGAAGTGGGCTTCGTCGCCGATGGTGCAATCTATGGATGCCGTAACATCTACGAGATTAAACGGGAGCATGGGCGGAAGATTGTCTTCTTCCTTCATCCTTATCATGCGGCCCTTTTTGTACGTTATCAGCATGAGATCAAGCGTCTGCTTCCATGCTCGGTACATATACTGGTGATCCTGATTGCGGGTCGGCCCTGTCATCTGCTCCGCGCCTGCCTGAAGCGCGAGAACTGTGCGTCCACTCGTACCACTTGCCGGGAGTTTGCCCTGTGACGATTCATATATGCCTGATATTTTTTTAGCTCTGTCCTCAACCATCGCTATCGCATTTCCAATGTCGCCGATGATAGCCCGCGCCGGTTGGCGGTCAACATCACTTAGCCGACGGACGGGTATTTTCAACCCTATCGCGTTGGTATCATTTTCGGGATCTATTAGCGCACCCTCTTTATAAAGGGTTTGCGTATTCGCATTTGCAACCACGTTGGCGGTCATCTGTTGCCAGAACACGGAATGAAGTGCCTGTAGTGGTCGTAGCGGCGTTGCGAGGGCTTTTCCGTATATGCTTCTGGATGTCGGCGTAGGTACGAATAGCGCGATATTGAACCACGGATATTCATTCGGCTCATCTTCCAGTAAAATATTCAAATCTGGAATAAACTTAATTACCCTGCCACTCGGATATTTGCGCTCAATCGCGTCCGGCTGCGGCTCCATGTACGGCTCACCCGTCACCGGATCAGTTGTCTGGATGGGCGGCTGTGGAACCTTGTGTGTCGTGTTGTCACGGAAATACATTATGACAACCTTCACCCTGTCTTTGTGTTCGTCTTCTTCTTCGGACTTGGATTTATCAACATTCTTTTCTTCGGTTTTAATTATGTCTCTTTTATGTTTTGACCATTCACGCTTTGCCTCAAACAGCGTGGGGAACGTGTCAATTGAATAATATCTCATATCCAATTCGCTTTTAGCGGCGGGATCAAATTTCAGGTAACGATTATCAAAAAGCGTGCGTTTCACATCATTGGCCTGAATATCATCGTTAAACTCGATGTGCTGCATGGATGCTTTTAATCCTTCAAGCCGTCCATCCACGCCCATGATGAATCGCTTCTCGTTTATGTGGTCGCGCTCAATGTAGTCGTCTACAATGGCTTCCCAATAACGTCGAACAATTTCTTCCGACGACATTCCGCTTTCAAGTAGCGGCTGGACTATTACCGGATCGGCATGTTTTTCAAAGCCTTCCGTGTTGATTACTGGTTGCGGGTAAACCCTTGGGTTGCCACGCATCTGAGTGGCGACAATGGCGTGAATTTCATCTGGAAGCAACGTACTTCCAAATGCTTCTTCGTCTTTATCGGTTCGTACCGTTGCCGCCCCGCCCCACAGGTCTACATCTTCCCCCTCGTAGGCATCACGGTTTTTCCGCCATATATCAAGGCGCGATTCATGCCGCCGCTCACAGTCATCATAGGTGGACAGTACAAACTTCAGGACTTCTTCGCTATTGCCGGAACTGTAATCTTCGATGTCCGGCTCGGTGGCATCAATCGGGGTGTTCTTCTCGACTGTGTACCGACCCACTCTCGCTATTGTCTTCTTAGCCATAAGTCACCCTTGGTATAGCCCATGTGTGATTTACTGGTTTTGTTTCGTACATTGATCTTGTCCGCGCTGACTTCAGTGCGTTATCGCGCCGCCATTCTCGGTATTCGTCATTTATCGTTTTAGCGCGTGGCGCCTTCTGGTAATCATCCGCCTGATTGTGGGCTTCCCACGTTAGCGCCGCAGCAATGAGCAAGTCTTTCCCCCCGGTTTCCACGCGCCCATTCTTATCTGCTACTGCCCCAAGCAATTCGGAAAGCAACTGAAGATCATAAAGTTTCACCGCTCGTTCCCTGATTGCCCTTGCGAAGCGGTCGAGCATCGGCATCTTGGTAAGTCGGTTACTCTTAAATCCGAGTCGTTCCGTCTGCTGTTGATCGTTTATGTTTTCACCGCGTTTACTCCGATATATTCTGTGCGCCGGGTAATCCTTTTCGAGAACCGACAACGTGGCAAATCCGTGCTGGTTTTCTTCGGTGCAGTTATACGCCTCGTTATACATGAGGCCCACGGCGGTCATCAGATAGGCCAAATCTTCGGGATGAATTTTTCCACGCCACGTCGCAACATATTCCCCGGTATCGCGCCGCATTACGCAGAACGCGCTGTCATCCGTTTTGCCGCTTTCTTCTTCAAGCCCCTCCGAAACATCCGCACCTATCTCATAATCAACATACGGTTCCGGCCATGCCCACACGCTTAACCGCCCGTCGCTGACCTCGCTTACGGCTTTCTCTAACAACTTCGGATCGGCGGCAATCTCACCCCATTCAATCTCCGCATCATAATCTACTTCGCCTGTAAATATTGGCGTGAAGTCGGCTTTCGCCTCATCGAACATTTCATTGAGTATTCGCGTTTCAAAGAAGGGTCGGCCCGAATGTCTGAACGCTTCGGTATCATTTTCCGGGTATTCCTGATAAAACGATTCCAACTTTGCCTTCACTGTCCACCCTGGGGCTGTTTTAATTCTCCCGCGCCGCCACAAAAGCTGTTCTGCCGAATAGCCTTCGCCTAAAAGTCTTTGTTCCGCAGGGCTTAATTTTTTCAGAAACTTTTCTCTTTTTGCCAGATTCTTGAATTGTTTTGAATACAATTCCGGCACTTGCGGCCATCCGACGAATGTGTTTTTCCAGCGTACCATCCCATAATCTTCGTCGATCGGCGGCGTCTTCGCTTCAACCCACCTGTTTTGAAAATCGTTCATGCCATTAGCGGTGGACTCAAGCACAAAGAATGTCCCCGCTTCTTCCAAAACAGTGTTGTATAGATCGCGCATTTGGGTTTCAGGGCGCGGCCAGAAGGCATACTCTGTTCCAATTACAAACTGATTGGTGTCTGAGCGCGTGGCGTCCGGCGAATCAGCACTACCAACCCATACCTCGCCGCCCTCTGGAAATATGAGTTCGCGCTTGTTGTGTGTCTGCGGTTTTGACCTGCGCTTCGGGTCAGTCATGCACATGAGCTTGACCGTTCTGAAAAGGTGATTAGCAGCCTTCAGGTTCTGCCCCATGATAACGCCCTTCAGGTGATAGTCACGCATCATCAACCACGCCAAGGCACACAGAAGGGTCGATCCGCCGAACTTCCTGTCTTTTAACAGAAGGTCTCTTACCGGAAGATCATTGGCCAGCATGTCGTTAATGTCATCAAGAAGCAATACCTGTCCGGCGTTCATCGGAAATTTAATTTTGTTGAAGGGGGGGAAAAAGTTTATTATCGTTAGCTGCTCTATATCCGAACGCGCAAAGTGCATCCGGGGAATCTCGCGGTCGGCATCAAGGGTATTACCGATGGTGACAATTTCCTTGCGTAGCGCAACTATGCTGTCATCGAATGTCTCTGTGCGCCGTTTAATTCCTATCACTTTATTTGTGTCCTCACATACCTGTCTTCATAATCTTTAACCTTTGAACTGGCCGCTTCCAGTGCTTTCTTCAACCCCGATATTTCCAGTTTGTACTTCGCATTTTCCTCCGTTATGGCGGCTGACTTTTGCCCTATCTTCTGAAGATCGCGTTTTATTTCCTCGATTTCTTCCTCGCGGTCAACGGCTATCAGGTCAATCGTCACCTTCGCCATCGAAACTATGCTGGCATATCCCTTCGCCTTCTCCGTCGCCTTCGTGTCATTATTCTCAATCGCTACCCGTGCCGACTCCATTAAGTCCTGAATGTATTGCTTTACCCCGCTGACGGAATTCAAATCAACGTCGGCGAAATCGGGTGCTACGAAAAAGTTTTCTTCCCTACGCTTTTCTTTACCCGCTTCGGCTTTTGCGGCGGCGCGGGCGGCGGCTCCGGTTTTCTTTCCCCCGAAATACTTGTCGGGATCGGGGGGGACGGGGGTTTCGGCGGCTCCGGTTTTTCTACCTGACATGTCTCACCTGCCGTTTCGGGTATAGGTTCCTTGATTGGCATAAGCGGCTTCGCCATCAGGCGCAGTGCATCAAGCCCTTCCTTGATCGTGCATTGCTCCCGCTCATCGGAATAAAATTCACATCTATCCTTGCCGCAATCTTTATACGGTGCTATCAGTGGACAATATTTCATTCTGGCCATGTGACACTTCCTTTTCTCTGATATGTTTTATCGGGGGGTGTGGTAAAACAGTCGCACAAACATTTTGTGTGTAAGCGGTTACACGCATTGCTCATGCCACCATCATGCACATTAAGTGCAATGCTGTCAAGGGGGTAATTGAAGAAAAGTTAAATTGGTTGAACGTGGGTGTTAATGTGGCGTTACACTGTCGTGGATATGTTACAGTTCATCGTTGATAATGTCGATGATGTCGTGCCCTAAAAAATACCGTTCGCCAGAACAGGTGCCGAGTATGTGGTGCGTTTCCTCTATCCGCTCGATGATGCGGGCCTTTGCCAGCATGGTTCGCTCATATATCTGCTTCTCTTGCTCGTAGCATTCGAGACGCTGTTGTTGTGACGCGTTCTCTTTCTCCAACCGCTCAACGTCGGCCTGTAACCCCTCGGCCTGTCCGTGATAGTGAGACGCCCACTGTGTCTCGCTGGCTACCTCGGCGCGGAGGTCGGCGTTGTCAGCCAGTATCTGCTCGACGCTCGCCACATAGCCAACCGCTCTCTTTTCGATAGCGACCATCGTGTCTGCGTGCGCGGACACCCATTCCGAATTTTTGATCGCGTCGGCTGTCAGCCGCTTGATCTCCGCCCGCTGCTCAAGGATGATGAGCGCGAGGACGGGGAAACGGGCACTCGCTACCTCGGCCAGCCTTCTTATTGAGCGATGAAACGCGCCGAAGTGTTTATACGCCCTGTAGTATGATATTTCATCGTCTATCTCCCGCAACAAATCATCAATCTGCTTGTCGTTCATATCGTTCCTCCTTATGGTGGGTTGGGGAATCGAACCCCGCTGCCTTTTTCTTCCCGCCGACACCCCGAAAGCCGCTAAGCTCTCAGGGCCAACAGTACTCAGTTCCGGCTGTGCCATTTCACCTTCGGTTCGGAACCTACGCAGTTGACACTTTCCGTGGCAGATCAACATTGGATAGAAACCATTCCGCCCCACCGTTCGGAGCGGCCTCGACATGACCGCTCCATACTAACCACCAAACTTGGGTTGTTGCTGTTTTAGTGGGCATCACCGCCCTTCTCGCGATTAAAAACACTATCAAGACCATATCGGTCGCCTTCATCGCGCTCACATCGACCACACCAGTATCGGAATTGGTGCAAGCGCCCATCCCACGTGCGCGAGTTCGCGCATGGTATCGCTTCATACATCGTGCCGCAGTATGAACATCGGTGCTTAACCGGCATCGGGTTCCTCCCGTTCTGCTTGTTTGATATAATCTTCAGCTATACACGACCAGTCACGATCCCGCGTAGCCTTACAGGTAAACTCGCCGGGGTCAGCCTCGGCACCGCGCGGTTCGCACGAATCCGGTAATGGCAAACCTCTACCATCCAGCGGACAGTCGCCGTGCTGCCACTCACACGCCAGCTTTAGTGCCGCTTCCAGTACCGCGACGCGATCAAGCAAGCGGCGGTAGTCCGCAATTATCTCACCCTCGGCCATCACGTCACACTGGTCTTGTTCAGCGGCTATAATAACTTGGTTAAACTTTTTCTTAAATTTTTCAAGTTCTGCTATTCTGTCTCTATTCATATCGTCCCCTTTAGTGCCCGGAGCGTTCGTGGAATCATTGGATTATTTTCATCTATCTCTGAAACGTGTATCACATGTGTTTCGTCCCCGCTCTCGAAATTCTTTATCACGATATTTCCATCCTCTTTCAGAACCCCGCCATGATACGGAACAAGCAACAGGGACATCTCCCGCTCCTCGAATGTCGGGTGAACCTCATTAAAAAACCGCGTGTGGCGGCCCTGCGCCCCGGCCACCTTGCATTTCGTGTTTTTGCACATCATCGTACCAATGTTTAATTCAGAGCGGAATCCATTGCGGTCAACACATTTCATGTCACGGCATATAAACCAGCTTTGCCATGCGGCTTTCCATGCGTCACAGTAATTGCACATCGAAACGCGGACATGGATCACACGCGGGAATACAGACTTGCGGCGACCATCAACCCATGCGGCGTGAATATGCCCACTATCCGAGCAGTAATCACACTTGAAATCCGGCACCATGCCGCGCTCCTGTGCCCGTTCCATGTTGTCCACGAAGTTACGCTTTATCCTCCGTACCTCTCGTTCGAGCGTTGCAATGTTTGTCATTGATTCCCCCACTGGTCGGCCATCGCATCGGCAATGCCCTGAAAAGTACGGCTCCGTACCGCGCTCCGAGCTTCTTTGCTTAATCTTCCCGCTGCGGCATACCAAGCTGGCATCTTTTTGCCGTTCGGGGGTATATAAAATTCACCCTTAGCGGAGTGAGTTTTTTTGTCAAAAAGATCGTCTTTTTCTACGTGTATTAATTGCGGAAGATTTTTTAACCAAAGCCATGTCGTTTTTTGCGCTTCTTCTCCGAAATAATAAGGCTGTATAATTTGGCTTGGTTTTCTATGAATTTTTCCCATGATATTCATGGGATTCTCAACGCATATTTTTTCTATTGGCGCGTTTATAAATTTCATAAAAAAGCCAATCGCGTTTTTTTGCCTACCATCAGCGCGTTTTTCTTTGAACCAACGCGCTCCAGACAATGAAAGATGAGTACATGGCGGATGTGCTATCATCAAATCCCAACCATCGTCAAGTATTTCAAGAACGTCGCCCTGAATATGATTGCCTGGTCTTTCGGTCGGCAACAGGTCACAACTCCAGGCGTCGTGTCCACGCGCCGCGAAAGCATCACGAACAATCCCGCTGAATTCGCACGCAACAAGGACTTTCATTTATGCGCCTCCAACCATTCAGGATGTGCATCTATCCATTGTGTTTTGTCAAGTTTGTCGGGGTTTAGGCTCTTGTAATTCCAAGGATGGGTATCGGGTGGACGTTCGGGGTCTATCTGTTCTTCTTTTTTGCCGGGTATGCCGTCCACAAAGACCGGGAAACCGTTACTTCTGGCTAAAAATATCTCAAGTGTCCACTTGTACGTGTAAAAATTTCCGGGATCAGCAAGAGCATCATTATAATTCTTGATAGCCCCCTGAATATCTTCGGCATTATGGCCTTCGTCAATCCTGCCGTTTATTACCCTGATGATTCTTTCCATCATGGTTCCCTTGAAGGCTCGATGTTTGTGAAGTTCAGGCATTTCCTGCCAGTAATCGTAAATTTCTTTGTATATATCTTTTTCTTTCCCTTCTTTCCCTTCTTTCCCTTCTTCTGATTTGGCCCTTCGTTGGCCCTTCGTTGGCCCTTCGTTGGCCCTTTCCTTGGCCGCATGATTGTTTCCCTGATAATAAAACCATTTGTTTACTGTAATAATTCGGTGATTACCCTTGGTCACTTCGTTGGCCAGAAATCCGGTAGTTTCTAAAACTTTCAGAGAAGTGCGGATTTTCTTATCTGTGATGCGGTTTTTTCCGATTGTCTCTAAAATGCGTTTCCGGCTCGTCAGCCACTGTCCGGGCAGGATTTTCCTTACCTGTCCCTCAATCAAGGCTTCGGATTCCCCATAATTGCAGTTCAGTAAAATCGTCATCATCACCATAAACCCTTCAGGACTTAACGATTTCCACTCAGCGGACTCAAGAATCTTTCGATGTATCTTGACGTATCCGGTCATTTTTCATCACGCGACCACTGCTGCTGATAAATATCTTCGAGGTCGTCTATTGCGTCCTCGTCTTCAACCTTAATGTCCGCGTCGTAAGGCTCTCCCGCACATTCATACCATTCCCCATCGTGAAACCGTTCGTAACAAGTGTTTCCAATTTTGAATGTTTCTGATACGAGAAGCATATCACACAATCCTTTCTTTCAATGACAGGACGGGACAGGGGAACTGGGACGTACCACACGCCGCCGCCATGCCATTGAAACAATGTATTGTGATTCTGGTACGTCCCATACCATCATCATATCACGATCCTTCCGGGATGTCAAGTCTATTTATTTGAAAGACTGTATCTTTTAACTATTTGATGTATCCGTTGTCGGGACACATCATAAACAACTCCAATTTCAGCGTATGTCCATCCTCGTTCAAGGTATCGGATAAGTGCCTCGCGGCGGTCTCTCCAAACGCTATCGCGCTCTCCATATGGAAATTTATATCCCATTTTTGGTCTGGCGATATTTATGTAATACCATTTTTGGTACTCTTTATATCGGCCTTCCCGACAATGTTTCCTTGCAAGTTCATTGTTGCCCTTTTTATAACACGACTTAGAACAATAAACCCTGTGGTGATAACATGGTTCAAATTCTTTGTCACAATTTCTACATTTAATCATCACAGCAACCCCCTCATTGCGAGTTCGGCCTCGATGGGCCATGCGATTTCGATTAGGAAATTGTCGGGGTCGGGCCTGTCTTCGTGCGTAAAGCGACACCAGCGCCCGCAGATAGTCTCACCGCCAACGCGCTTCACGATCGCGGCGGGGCATTTTCGGCATTCAACACGGGATAGGCTTGAATAATATTTATAACACACAGGACACTCGCCGAGGGAATAGCCAACCTCCATCCTGAATAGCACGGCATCATACAGGTCAAGCAATTTCTGGTCAGTCAGTCGGTATAGGTTTTTCATGTCATCACATCGACTTCCCGGTGGGTTCCTCTGGCATGAAGTCCGCGTATTCTACACAGTGGACCAGAGCGTTGTCGGCCATCCAGCATCTTAGCTCATTGGAGCGTTCGTGTGCAATACTGTTCATCAGCCCTATCACCGCCCACACCTGAATCTCATCCCTGTCACCGAACAGTTCTTCCACCTTCTCGCGCCAGTACGGGCTGCACGCCGCTTCCAGCGCGGCCTTCTTTGAAAGCGTGGCATCGCACAGCTTGGGCTTCGGCGGCGCGGGCGGATCGACGGCGTAGAGGCCGGAATAGAATATGAACTCGCTCCGGCTGAAAGAGCCGCTTCCGTCCGAAAACCTTGTCGCAATCTCTATGCCGTCGGTGTCCTTGTTTACGCGTATGCCCATGATCTGAAACAAATGGCCCGATTCGCGGGAATCAATCCACCAGCATTCTGGATCATCAACCCACCGCTTCAAAATCTCCCGCACATTCATCTTGCGTGGTTCCATGTCACACCTCCCTTGTCTTGTTTGAATAAAAACATTTCCGCCCACCTTTATCGTGTCGCCAGGATTCCATTCATGCCCACTGCGCTTTTGCCAAAACTCATATTCTTCCCAACTTCCAAAGCGGTGTTCTGCCATAATTCCCCCTCACATTAAATATTTATGATACGCCAGTGCTGCGCCTACTATCAGGATGATAGCGGCGATCACGGCGATTACGAACATTACAACCGCATCAGTGCTTTTATGGTCATTCATTTTAGCCTCGCAACGGTGGTATCAAGCCATTCCTTTTGATGTTTTAATACGTCTGATAGCGTAACGTCCTCACAGCGGCGAATCTCGTCACACGCGGGATAATCTCTGTAGCCGCACATTTCTATATCGTGCTTGCTATCACACAGCGCGCTAAATTCCGGGCTGAAAAACGTTACCGCCGTGATTACAAAATAAATCACGGTGACAATGACAATAATGGCAATGGCAACGTCTTTAATGGCTTCTTTCATGTCGGGTTTGTCATCAGCCCCATCATTGTCCGGCGTTGTTGCTGGTGGTTCAATCATCGTCAGCACCCCCTCAAAGCAGACCAACCCCACGTCAGCATGGGGATGAGAGCGCAAGGCTGATCTGCTTTCAAAGGATTCCGTGTCATAATTCATGGCCCGGATACAGTTTTTTTAATTCATTCTGGTCTAATTCTTCCGTGAGTTCTCCGCTTGCCATTTTTCTAAAAAACTCCTCAAGGTCATTTTGCTCGATCACCCGTCTACCATCATCGAGTTGATAGACCTTCATTTGGTGTCCCATTATAGTAACGACGCCCTCAGATATTGCCTTGGGGACTTTATCCATGTCGCCCTCCCGTTAAATTGTCTGTGTGATTCCCCATGCCGATGATAGCATAGCATGGATTGGGGGGTGTGTCAATACCTTTTGGGATTTATTTATTGGGGATAAATTATTCGCCACCAGATACGCCTTATCCACTGCATTATTCGCTTAATCATGCACTTATTGTATCATGCACTTGACTTTATGTCAATACGATGGTAGGATTAGTGCATGGCAAAGCTGAAAATCGAGGCAATTAATACCGATCCCCACTGCCTGTTATCCGAACTCCTTGGCCGCGAACTCGATAGCGTGTTGGTCATCTACAGGGAAGACGACACGCTGTTCTACATGAATTCCACGCAGAATCACCACAAACTGATTGCGGACATCACCATCATCAAGCATGAATTGATTGATAGGTTCTTAAATGGAGAAAGGAGCGACGAAACATGACAAAGGCTTACGAGTGTCCAAGAAAGGGCGATCCTTGCAAAATCATTAATGATGTGGAATTTAATAGGGGTTTTGTCATTAAGGCGGGGGCTATTTGTGTTTTTGTGGAAAATGATCCCTATTTGCCCACTGTCCGCATTGAGGGGATCGAGGGGCAATGGGTTGTTGCGTGGGATGATCTCATAATGCTCATCGAAAGGAAAGTCAATTCTTCGGAGTGAAATAGGACATGGCGAAAAGATACCCCAAGGGGCGCAACGTAACAGACCACACAATTTATGCTGGATCATTCCTTTACGAGGCTAAACCGCAAAATTTATGGGAACGTATCAAGTTCTGGTGGCTGAAAAAGCGCGGGATAATGCCAGCGACCGACATTCCACTCGAAAGGAAAACCCAATGACTGATTTAATTTACGGCTTCATTGGATTTTTAGCTGTCATCGCCGCAATTTATGGTATCACGCGTGCTATCCGTTACTGGAGTTCAATAATATCACGAAATATCATCGCCTCTCAAGCGGAGGACAAACATCATGGAAAATGATAAACCGATACCAGCTCCAACTACCCCATCACTGGAAATTCATTTCTTTCGCCGCTTGGTACGCCCCCGTACCGCCGTTTGTCGTGGTGGGGTTTTAGACGATAATGACAATTTACTCTATTCTTATGTCGATTATCGCCTTTATTTTCTTTATATCGGTGTTTTCCTGTCATTAAGAAAACATTATCCCAAAGTAACATACAATTATCGGAAAGGATCACCACATGAATAACGATAAACCACTTCCCACCACCACTAAACGCGCTTTTCACTGCAATCCGCCACTCTGGCAGTCCTTCAGGGATGCCTGTACTGCCGTTTACGGCCCGCACAGCGTTTCTAAGACCCTCCGTGTGCTTATGCAGCTATTCGTCGACATACAGGCGCGATGCGGTGCTGATACCGATGCCTACATGCAGCAACTCATAAATCAGTTCGACGATAAGGAGGATGAATGAGCGATATTCGATTCGGTATCACCTTTGGCGCTGTCAAGCATATCATCGAGAGCGCCACCGACTCCGAGACCAAAACATTTGAAATAATGAAAATTATCAAACACTTCATGGATAAAGCTGATAAATGCGATAAGGAGGATGAATGACCTTCATCGGCGACGATCATGTAAATGTTTATGATGGAACTCCTGATCCTAATATGTCAGTTTCAGCGAGTTACGCCAACCGCAGAAGGGTCGAGCTTGACAGGCCGCCCATATCCATAGCGTCCAGCGGTCGCACCCTTCTTTCATTACAGGAGGTTAAATGACTGATAACGAAATCATCGCCCTATCTTATCGCTGACATGTATTCAAGCTCTCTGTAGGTGAATTGATAAGTATTATCTCCCCCTGTTTCACAATGTAACTTCCTGCTTTCCCCATAACATTGAGTTTCCATCAGCACCACTGCAATTTCCCCGGTTACATGCACTCGCCTCATCGCCGCCCGTCGTTTAATGTTTTTCACCACCACACACACGTCTCCCGGATATAATCGTTTCATCATCATCCCCTCCCCGTAATTTTTTTATCATCATCATCAAGCGCGGCTTTGATGTCCCTGTAGTAGCACTCCCCCTCCGAACACTCCGGCTTACCATGATCGGGACACTCAGGACAGTGTTTGTCGTATGCTTGCCTCGCCGCTTTCTCAATGGCGCGTAACCTCATTATCTCCCTCTCGCCCTTCTCCACGTATTCCAGCAATTCTCCCGTATAGTCTATAAACGCACCCCCAAAATCATCCGGATATCTTAAATCACGACTATTCAACAAATCTGTGTCATTATTCTCAAATGCCCAATATGATTGCTCTATGTATTTTATCCCATATTTTTTCTTGTCTTTCATTTTTCCCCCCGCGTTTCTTTTTATCCTCGACCATATCACATTTGTCAATACTGGATAAAACGATATTGTTGCTTGTATTGTCGCTATTCGCCTGATAATTCCTTGATGATTTTTCTTATCCGCCTGTCGCTCTTCTCTGACAGGGCTGCGATTGTCCGCCCCGATATTGGATATCCGCCCACGATTGATGCTGTGGGGCTATATTGCAATTCCCCCCATCCGGTAAAACCCGCCGCGCTTGCTATCATTTCTCGAATGTCTATCATCTGTTTTCTCCCTCCTGTATCACCATCCTATCATACTTCATCATAAATGTCAATACCCATCACAATCAAATCATAAATATTTTATATTTTTTATCATCATCAGTGTCACTATTTGAATTTATCATCATCTTGAAATTATAATATATTTTATAGTCATGCACGCGATCTCTATCTCTAATATCTCCCCCACCATTATACTACACGAACGGGTGCCGCCTTGGTCGAGGGTACACCCCTGCCCCCCTTCATTGTGTCATTATTGACACATTAATCATCATAATCATGTATTAAATAACGTCGCATAATGATTAATATGATGTCTTGATGAAAACACCAGTGACTAAAGGACAATTCAAAAGTATTTAATACATTGTGCATGATAGGTGCAGTCAGACACCACCATTGAGTGCATGGCTATCAAGGATATGGGTAATGCGTTACACAGTGCATAAGAAAGATATGCAGGGTGCATATAAATAATATGCAGGCAAGGGCACAATGATTAAAGACAAAATGATAAAACATGTTATTATTATTAAACATCAGTTATTATTAAATGCATTACTGCATTGAAAGTACTACTGCATTAAATGCATTAAATGCATTAAAGATATAATAAGGAAGAAGCATGTATGAAGCGATAGGGAGATGTAAGTGATACACGCGATACCATAACGATAGCTGACCGGCATGGATAGGGCAGGGGTTGAGCGTGAACGTGCGAGCAGGGCGCAACCAGTGATAGCCGCATGAATAAATCACAGTGAAATGATAATGCGGCCATGAGATGAAAAATAATAACAGCATGGATAAAGGACATTTCAACTATTATTAAAAAGGTATTGACAAATAAATGGTAGCGTGATATGATACGAGCAGGATAAAGACATGGCGCGAACCATAACCAACAAATACAATGAGAATTCCCGGATAGCTACAGGTTCGCGCCGTGCTGTTCGGGGGTTCTCTTTTTTAATGGGAGTGTGAAGCATGAAAACACCAACACAGTGCTACCAGATTCACCCGACGACCGAGCTTCCCGTTGTAATCACATTCGGGAAAAGTGGCTACAACGCCACGGACTGGACTGAAAAGTGGGACAGGAAAACGCTAAACAGAATGAATGAAGGGCTGGGCGTCACGCCAGCAGAGGCAGAGGCAATGATGGTCTGCTCGATGACCGGCAACTTTGAGAACTTTGAAACCATTGTTGAAAGCGTCGCGGTCAGGATTTAATCAGTCTACCCGCGTCGGGTGTCAGAGCCCGCGCGGGAATCAAATACATGAAGGGAAGTGTTATAATGAAACATCTATCAAAAACAGAGGGCGAAACACCGTTACAGAAACATGTAAGATGCTGGATTAATCGAATGGCCGCGGATTACCCCGATACGGGCGTCAAAGGCGTACTCGAAGACCTGTTTCACGGCGGCTGTCAATCCGGGTACGTCGGCCACCTGGTTTATTACACGGACACCGTGAGGTTTTACAAAAAACATCTCGATGAAATCGACGCGCTGTTAAAGGAAATGTTCGAGGCAACCGGGTTTTACTCCCCCCAAAGGCTTTTCGGGGATAAGTGGGATGAAGACGACCCGCTTGCAAATACCGAAATGAACCAGAATCTTTTAGCATGGTTCGGGTTCGAGGCAACCGCGCGGAATGTTGCGGGACTACACGGAATTGAAGTTTAACCGCGTGAAGGTGTCCGTCCGGGGTTCAATTCCCCGGCGCGGTGTACGTTGAAGGGAGATAATATAATGAACACAAAACAGGCATGGAAAAAATTCTATTTTTATTACAGACTGGTCAAAAGAGGAAATTCAAAGTATGAATCTTTAGACCAAGAGATGCAATTCGTTAACCAGTCTCCGTTCTATCCTATGGGCTCGGCAAATTTCAGTGTCTTTTGTGATGGAGAAAACCATTATCTGAATTTCAATCCTAATTTTGTAGGCAATCTGAAATACTGGCAAGGGGTGTTTATTACATGAGCGTCACAAATTACGATCAATGGCTTGACCAGAAGCACGGGCAGGATGAGCTTGACGCTATCGGTGATCGACGCTTCGCGCGTGAACACATTGACGCGATAGTAAATCATTGCATTGAGTATTTCGCCGTATCATTCGCGGGAAGCAAAGAGAACGGGATTGACCGCTTCGACGGCTTTGACTTCGGGGCTGGACTACTGGAATATCCGGGACTGATACGGGTAAAGAAGAACCTGGAAAAGGATCGGCGCGCCAGCGGCTATACAAATCAGTTAGGGCCGCATGAAAAAGCCTTTATTATCTTTCGTGCCGCCGGACTACACCACTTCCAGCAGTCCACGAAACGTAAACCAACAAATTTCCTTTATAAAATCATCGACCCGTTGCCGAATTATCATCCTGAATTTGCCGTACCCGAACAGTGGTTCGATGACTTTGTGCCGCCGGTCGTGAAAAGGCGTGGGCGTATCCGCGAAACAGGGGATTGTGATAAGCTCCAGGATGAAATAGAATCAGTGAATGGTAGGTTGACCAGTCTCCGGGCTGATAAAGGTGTCCTGGACGCGGACACGGCGTTCATGGCAAAGCTGAAACGGTATCAGAAGATACAAAATGATATGGAATCGCAGAAAAAAGCACGCGAAGTGTTAAAGCGAAAACTCCGCCGATGGCGGAAATAAATGGAGGTTGTTATGAATGACTCTGTTAAACTCGTAGACGGTAACATTGTTGTATTAGATAAGGGCCGGGCGTGGACGTGGGGGAATCGTCAAGTTCGTCAAGCTGTAAATGACAGTAAAGCGTGCGGGTGCGGGGAATGTGTGTGTTGCACGATTGCCCGGAAGGTAGGCTCTTACGTTGGCTTGAGACCGTAAGAAGAAAGAGAGGGAATAGAATGTATGAAAGATGCGCTATCTGCGAATACGATGACTTGAGCGATCTGCTATACATCAACCATCATATTTATGTGTGCGGTTATTGTCTGGATGACCTTATTGAAACCTTGCCACCAGTGATTTACAGGGCGCAAACGAAAAAAGAGGCGGTGGAGTAAATGAAAACCAGAGAACAGATTGAAGAACAGGCAATCCGCTGTAATAGAATATTCAATGAGATTTCGGGTGAACCCGAACGCAGTATCGACAAAGGCCAAGTTTACCTTCTCGGGAATATGCTGTTATGGATTTTGGACGATACCGCATACAACCCGCTCGATGCTTATGATATTCTGGAAGTGGAATAAATGACTGACTTCGCACTCGAAAACCCGACGTTGCCCGAGCGTGAACGCAAACAGGGAGCGCTATTTGCATCATTCGACGACGTGGATGTCGTTCTCGTTGGGTTAGACCCGGAAGTGATACGGGACTGCCGGGTGTGCAAGCTGGTATACCCTGATGTCTGGAAATCATGTACTAACCGTCAGTCCGGCGCGTCCGGCTGTCGGCAAATCATAAATGAAAGGGGATAGGGATGTGGATGTGAGACAACTCAGACGGGTAGTAAAAGAAGAAAATCGAGGAACGCTGCTTTTTAATGGCAGGGAATTTTCTTATGTGGTACTTGATACAGAATTTGAATATCCTACAATCAGCTACCGCGAAATTACGAATGATGACTTTGACGCGTGGAAAATTGGGCTTGTCACTGATTTTCACAACTTCATAAGCGGGTCCAAATAATGCTCGGCACTGCAATGTTCATCGTATCGCTAATTACCGCGCTCGCGCTGTTCGACTGGCGGCGACCGTGGGATATGTAAATGACCATCTGATAAAGTCAGCCCGGTGCGCTTCCAGTAACGGATAGGCGCGGAACGTGGGTCACACCACGCCGGGCGATACTAAATGAAGGGGGGGTATACAAATGGAATTAACAACATGGACACACCTTAAGCCCGAAATGTCTGGAAGCGTAAAGATTACAACCGCTGGCGAGGCCATAGCTCTAAGTGCTAAAAGATTTGGGCGAAGTGCATCGGCGGTGGCACTCACGGCAGGAGAGGCAGGGATAATAGGACGGGCGTTGCTTCTTGCAAGCGAGAATAGCCGGGCGATCAAATAAATGAAAGGAGAATGATAATGAAACTCTATGAAATCAACAGGCTATCAGCAGAGAAAGCCCTTTTGAAACTTGGAAAGTGGGAAATGTACAACCCGGAAACATCGGCATTGCAGGGCTTTCTCATGTCGGCTTTTAGGCGTATCGACAAGCTCGAAGCGCGTATCAAGAAACTGGAGGAACGCAAATGACATCAGTAATGTTTAATTTCGGATTCATCGTTGCAATCTTGGCACTCACCGGAGTGCTGATATGGAAGGAACTTAAATAAAATATGAAAGGTGGTGATATAGGTGGGATACACGGATTGGGAATTATTATTTGCAAAATTTATCGAGCGGTGTCGCACTTGTAAACACTGCGATGAAAAGCAAATATGGAGATCACTAAGATTTAAGGCAAATATGCCTCATTGCAAATCTACGGCAGGATTGGCATTAATGAAAAACGGAAAGTGCCAATTTTACACAGCCACTTAATCCCCTATTCCCCATGCCCCGATCCGGGGCCAGCCGTCCGTGAAGGGCGGCTTTTTTTATGGGAGTGCGTTTATCGTCTGGAATCGGTCGCCGGAGAGCGACGAACAGAAATTATAGGTGCTATGGCATGCAAGCAACACTAAAGATTCAACCTGCGCGATGATAAATGTGATTATAATGATAATATGAGTGGGTCAATCAGTATGTGATCGTTTAGAGAGGGGCGGTATTAATAATAATGAGAATGAATACAAGTATTCCTATTGCCGCAATCATACAGATAGTGAATAGTGTTGGTGTCAAATCTTCATTCATCATGTCCCTCCATTTCGACTATTCTGATTAATGTTTCATTCACTTCCATGCCTTCGCATACTGATGCATTCAGCATGACTTCCTTCGACGTATCATCTCCATCCCACGCCATGCCTTTCAGGGTGTCGATCAGCCATTTAGTGGAACAGCCACCTGAATAGTTATCATCATCGCGGCCCCTGGTATCGCTGAATAGATAGGTGATATATAATTTCACTGGTGTATCGAGCGGAATCTTTTTCCCCTTTTTGCCAAGCGCATTTCTTTGGCTGACCAGTTCCCAATATGCCTCACGTTTCCATGCCTTCGCCATGCGATGCAGTTCCATGTGGTGCATGCCTGACACCACATTAGCCGATACAGGCTTGATATGCTCTGATAATGTGAATGTTAATTCACTCATCGCTCGGCTCCTCGCTGGCCCTTATCGCATTTGCTACCACCCTAAGCGTTGTCGCGTCCATTTGAGCGGCACCAGCTATAATGCCGCCGAACAGAGCCGACACTTCATCAAGCTCTTTTGAATCGCGAACCAGTATATCAGCTATCTCATTCAGCCGCTTATCAATGCGCTCGTCGATGATGTCCTCAAGCGTGACTGGTTCGCCAAGGTTCGGAGGATAAACCATGTAATCAAGATCATTGCCGTAATAGCTTCCTCTCCCCTCCAGTGTCATGCTCTCCGACTTCGCCCCCACCCAGTCGCCGACCAACATCATGCCACAACATAAAATCAATGCAATGATGATGTTATTCCGCATTGTCTTCCTCCTTTTTCATCGCCTGATAATCTTTCTCCAGATCGCGGCACTCTTGCAGCGGCAGGTTGCCGAATATCATAGTGCCAAAATTGTCTTGACCCCACCGAACGCGCCAACCCTTCTTAAAGCTGTAAACCGGATCAAATTCTTCTGGTCGTATTCGTCTCATTTGTCCTCCTATCTATCATTGTCTGCAACCATCACACGCTTGTAATTCGCCCTCACAGTCGGCTAACTCGCCAGCGTCTACCCACCAACCGCATTCGGGACACTCCTCGATGTTGTGTTCTGCGAGAATCTCCATCACGTCATCCGCGTCCATGTCGAGTTCTTCGCGGTCAATTATCAACTCAACACCATCACAAGTTCCCTCAAGCGCGGCCGCAATTTCATATGGCTGCAATTTCATCTATCATTCTCCACGTCCTCGATTACGGACAGGGCTGACTGGTATCTCTTAATGGCATTCCGGCACAACATCATTCCGACCGGGCTCAAGGGTCGCAATTTCCCCCATTGTTTTATCCGCCGCCCGATCTTCTCTTTCAGTTCGTCGGTCGTCATGGGTTTCATTCCCCTTGGAATTTTTCGACCATGTGGTCGGGTACGTTCGCCATGTGCCCCCCGCAACTCTCGCAACACACGTCGTTACCCATGAAGCCCATTTCGTAGCCGCACTCTTCGCAAGTGTAGAAAATAACGCGGTGTTCATCAACGGCCCATCCATCGCCTTCTTCTAAGTTAATATATGCCATAATCATCGCTCCTTCGGGCATCGCCCTGTTATTATTCAGACCATCCCGCCTTCTTCAACTCGCGCACAAGCCAGTGCCTGTAATAATATTCAGCACATGCCTTGGCCGTATTGGCATCACCGCTCAACAGCCGATGATGCGCTATTACGTGCGCGGCCTCCTTGGTGTTCGTTGACAGCGTTACGAGCCAGTAGCCGTGAAGCGGTTCAACGGTGAGATCGAGCAGCCCGTCAAATACTATTGCCTCGTAGTGACTCAGGGTGCCGTCAATGTAGTCTACCTCTTTCCATTTGAACATGCCTATCTCCTTTCGGGCCGCGCCCGGTGGTCTATTTTTCTTCCGGCTTCCCGCGTTTCATGGAAAACGCGGCGTATCCTACGTCTGGATCAAAATCACTGCACAACATTGAACCCCAGCACTCTGCGTGATATTTATTGCTCTGAAACACACCGTCGAATTTGATTTTGTGGAGTACATATTTCTCGCCAATCACAATGGCCTCTCCGCACCATATACATCGGTGTTGTTTCCGTGCCTTGTGTTTTGTTGTTGAAAATTCATGGTGTTCCATATTCATCAACCCCCATTTTCTATCGGCTTGTCCGGCCCGATATGAAAATCGAAACCATCGTTTACATCGCTATCACAGAAATATCCCGGTTCGCACGTCCACACGGTATAGCTCCCGCTCCCACACGGCATCAACTCACCCAGCGTACAGGCGCACTCACCCGCAGCGTACAGCCCGTCATACCCGTTGTCCTTCAGATATTTTTCAACCATTTCGCGTACTGTCATTTCGTATCATCCTCCGTTTCGATTAGTTCGATACTCATTGCCACGTACGTATCAGGCAACCCGTATCCCCGCTGAATGTGAGTCACGCGTCGCCGGAGTTCCTCTCCGGTATAGCCACCCACGTTCCCGAGACAGGTCGAGGCGTTCATTATCGGGCCTGCCTGTATGTGTCGAGGCGGTTCCCATTCCCGCAGCCATAGCGTATCGCCCACGGCATAACGCGGAGTCCTGTCATCAACGCGAATCTCGGCTTTCTTGTCGCCGGATTGAACATCGGCGAACGCCTTCGGGTCTGATTTCAGTTCATGTTCCATCGTCGTCTCCCTCTTTCTGGAATCCCCCAACAGTTGTCACCGGCCTGACAATCGTTATCACCGCGTCCTTCATATACCCCGGCAGGCAATAGCGTATGTGTTGTGCGAGCCTGTCGTCATTGAAACCGCGATCAAGTAACGTTTGCTCAATCTTGATGTGTATGTGTTTCATCGTCGTCTCCCTCCTTGCCGTAACTACATTCTACCGTACCGCTCACCGAAGCTATCTGAGAATCGTAATCAGACGACACGTGGTGTTCGCACCCGCGACAGTTCTCCATCGTAACGGTCTCCCCCTCCGCCGGACATTCAAACACCATCATCTCCCACGAAATTTCAAGCATCGTCGTCTCCTTTCAATTCCTGCTCGGGCTGTTGGATATAGAATTTTTCCATGTCAATATCGCGCTCATCGAGTTCGCACATACACGCCAGTTCCAGCGCACGTTTCAGCACCTTGATTTCCCTGTCCTTCTGCGCGTCACGTTCACGCATGGCGGCGTCGTGGTCGCCTATGAGTTCCACCGCCTCGTCGTATTCCCTAACCTGCCGCGAATTCATATATGGCGGGTATGCCTCTTTATTGCTATCGACATATTCAAGACAATTCTCAAACTCATCTCTTGTCAGTATCTTTGCCATCATGTCCTCCTATCATTTGCGCGGGGCAGTCGCTGCATAGAGTATTGTTTTCTACGTGGCCCGTAACGTTTAACATCCTTCCGTCGGCGCGGCAAGTATAGCTATCGCGAGCAAAGCGAGACAACCTACAGTTTTGACACGTCGGCGGCTTATCCCTATTAGTCCTCACGTCAACCCACGCACCGTCGCCGAGCCTGCGCCGGATGATGGCGAGGGCAGCCCTATAACCCTTTAGTCTGCCCCATGTAGGGCCGCGCGAATGGTAATGGTCAACCTCGGCCTGTAGCTCGGCGATAAGCAGTTCAATCTCATCAATCATGTCCTGCATGTCACAGCCTCCCGATCTTTTCGAGTTCGCCAACAGGCAGCATAAAGAAGCTGTCTTGGATCATGCCACCATCTCGCCCGAATGTTTCTGTCCACTTCATTCTATATTTTGTTCTAACATAGACATAATCTTCTACGCTCTCTACGTTTGGGAAAAATTCAGATATGCAGAATGGATCTGTTTCAACCTCACAGAAGCGGTCTGTTAGTGCGTTTTCAAGAACAAGATCACCCGGTTTCAGTTTCATCATTCCCCCCCCCGTAACTCTCTGCGGAGAACGCCATTAGGTGGTAAACAGCCATTTCTTCGCACTTTCCGCACCAGCAAATGAATGTCGGGTAATAATAATCTCTTGTGACCTTATCAAATCTATCCCACTCCATGTTCTTTTTGGCAACAACCCATTCGCACACAAAATTACAGTTACAACACCGCGCACGGTAGCGGTAATACTCATCATCCTGTAGACTTAATCTCTTCAGCATCATTCCCCCTTCGCGGACAGTTGGCGGCGGTGCATGGCTGTGGGATTCCACCGCCATAATAACAGTCACACACGCCGCCACCGTGGGCGGGATACCAATACTCACACTCCCCGCTCATTGTCCCGTCATCGAGTAGCCAGTGTTCATCGGTCATTACAATTTTCCCCTACGGGGTATACAGTTGGGACACCGTATTATCCCGCTGGCGAAATTTAAGTCCCATCCCGCCATTAAGAATACCATTGTGCCGCAAATTACCCTCTCTTTTCTAAATTCCTTACCGCACATCGAGCAAACAGCCCGCAGCGATGAGTTTTGATAGTATGCCGCCGCCGAGCGGACAGCCTTTCTGGTGCGCCCATCAATCATCGCTCTACCTCCGGCATTTTATCATCATTCGGCACAAGGCTTTCCATGTCGTCACACCCCGGCCCGGAACACTCATGTATACAGTAGGTACTCCCGCACCAGATACAATCATTACAGCGCTCCTTGGCCTCAATCATCTCCGGCGTTATCTTTGCCACGTTGCGCCTCCTCCGCTTTTCTGCGTTCCCGCGCCTTCGCCCTCTTTATCTCCCACTGCTGGGGCTTATAAAAGGGTGCTTCCAACGTACCGTCATCATAAATATATGTGTACCCCACACCCTCACAGGACGAACACCGTTGTGCGCTCTCACCCTCATGCCAAACAACCTTACCAGTACCATTACAGTCAGTGCATTTACCGTATGTTTTGGGGGGTCGGAGTGTCACATATCCTGATCCGCCGCACTCACCGCACCATTCGCCGTCGCCGAGCCTGCCGCCATTACATGCTGGACACTGAGTTCTCATTTATCATCCCCACTATTGACGAACTTTATTTCGCGCAACACCATGAAGTGGTTTGTATCATACTCCATGCCATGTTTCAAGGCTTCTTCTGCCGTATCATATCTGCTATCAATAGACCACCCTTCCGTGCCATAATTAATCATCAGCAGATAGGGTTTATCAGGCATCGTCATCCTCGCAAGGCTCGTATCGAGCGCACATCCATTGGTGCTTATTGTATTCCAAGTAAGGACAGATTAATGGTATCAGCTTTTCAGATATGCGGCACGCTAATCTTTCCCCGCTATTTGCCGTCAGGTACGTTAAATGCCTACACGGTTTATCATCCATGTCACCCCTCCATCTCTGATTCTATTTTATCAATTATGCCGTTTATTTCAGGCACGGTCAGCGTGGTCAGGTTGTTCTCTGCCATGTAGTCGCGGACAGCGGTGAACGATCTTTTCACCATTCTCCTCACGCTGTTCCGCGCGTCTTTTTTCCAGTTTTCTTCTCTCTTTTTATCCCTCTTTTCAACCTCGACCGGATCGTGTTGTTTACAGTAGAACTTCCCGTCACGCTCGACGACCGCACGCCGCACGCATTGATGGCCATGATCCCATCTCTGGCCAGAGTGAGCCGTTGCACAACATTGTTCGTCGATTTTTTCTTTCATATCATCCCTCACGTTCCACGATTTTAAGTGCCTCATCAAGCTCGATCAGTACATCAAGATCATTCGATGATAACCCCTCGACGCGATTGATCTTTAAGGTGGCACATATTTTATCCACATCCGCCATGCTTGACCCGCGCTCTACTATTCTGGCTATCACTATCGCCTTCTCCTTGTCCACAGAAGCACTCTGTTTGGCCGTCTGCGCCACGTTCTCCCCATCATCGCCGTCAAGGTCGTAATCGTAATTATGCCTGTCCATCATTGCCGCCGCTTCGTCACACGTCAACTGCTTCGATGACTCATGCCCCAATGATACGGCATAATCATGGACTGCATCATGCCCGAATTGTGCATTAATCGCGCCACGTTGCTTGTCAGTCATCAGCTTGACCTTTTTTTTTACCAATTCTTCAGGCGGCTCAGGGTCTGGTATCCCATCATCGCCATCGAACGGCATATCATCGAACGGTTCCGAGCCGAGTCCCATGTCATCATCAGGCGGTGCCTCGTACACTGGTGCCGCGCCACCACTCTTGATGTGTTCCTGACAATCCCAACACAGTACGCGATCGTGCTGTCTTTTGCTGTGTGCTATCACCTTTTGACTCTTGACCTCATTCCCGCATCCCGTACACTGATTCGGTGATAGTCCCGTTGCCTGTGCGGGTGCCTGTTGTGGTGCCCGTGCCGCTGGTTTCTCCTGATGCTTCGGATCGGCATCCCTCACATCCTCTGCATCCTGCGTAAAGCAATTGCTCAGGCCGCCAACTGACAGCCCCGCGTCCACCAGTGCCCTCTTTTTCCCCATCTTTATTGCCATGTTCGCTTCCCATCCCTTGGGCATACGTTTGCCAGCTTTTTCACCCTCTGATGCACAGCCTCGCCCCTCGCCAGCAATACCGCCGTTTTCATATAGTAAAATACACTTATATGCGAATGTGCCTTTGTCTTTCATTACCTGTGAAAGCATATCCCATGTGTCAGTATCTTTTTCATAGGTATCTCGCAAGTGAAGCAATTTACAAACTCTCTCCGCACCGGGCTTCAACAGGTTTTTCTTTTTCGCGCCGGGATACGGGTAATCATAGTCGATACCTTCGCGCAGGTTCTTCCTAATCCACTCATCCCATATATCGCGCTTCTCTTGCTCGACAGCAAGTGCTTCGCGCAACTGGTCTGGCGACATGGCGGCGGGTGTCAATGCCCCTGCCTCTATGACCTCTAATGCCTTCACATCATCACTTTTCATCCTGTGCCTCCCTTAATTTTACCTGTATTCCCAATGCACGTTTCAGGAATATGTCCACATGATATGCAAACCATGCAAACGCATTGGCGAACAGGAAGTTCTCATTAATCTGGCCGCCGCCCACCAGTTTGACGATATGTTCATTGATGGCCTCGACCTCGTAGACCTCGCCATGCGAATCTATCACCCACTGCCCTATCGTGAATTTATTCATATCATTTCCCCTTCCGTAGCGGCTCGACGCTGATGATGCAGCGCGCAGGAATTGCCATTATTTCCGAATATTTTTTCCCATTGCTGACAACTGACCGTGCGAGAGTGATCGCTTCAGCATTACTCTCAACCAGATAGCCAATGGTCTCACACTCAAAAACATCAGGCGTCGTGTGCCGTGGCGAATGAAGCGGATTAGCCCATATCGCCTTAACCATTTTGTGTTTCATGTCGCGCCTCCTCTTTCTGCTGTTAATATGTAGTGTTTTACCCAACATTCCAACACGATGTCCGCCCCGCCAACACAGCTTTCGGGGTTGGTACAAATTTCATCCGCGTATATGGCACATGCCTCATGCGGACACCCGTCGCTACACTCACACACATCATCATGAGCCTTAATGGATAGTCTCAGTGCATCCCTGAGCATTTCATTCTCTTTCCGCAGTGCCTTGTCGTGGGCGGTTATGATGTCTTTTTCCCCGCCGTCGAGCCACGTCTTAAATTCATCTTCACACAGTATGTCGCTCATGCCTTATCTCCTTTTTCCGGCAGTATCATTATTTCCTTTGCGACCACCACGCGCTTATCCTCCTGAATCCCCGCAACGTGATATTCGCGGAACGCAACCCTCCTGATCTTGTCTCCATCCTCGGCCCATTCTCTCGCATCGGCCCTTGTGACAAAGATGTGGAAACCGCTCATGTATGTGCCGCCGTCCCACCGTGGATAAATCCTTTTTAGCCTTGCGCGTATCCACTTGCAGACTGGCCTGATAACACCCACGCACTGACAGTCACCGTATAGTTTTCCTCGCTCCTCTTCATACACCTTCCACCCATAATATAAACCATCCTTGCCCTTGCGCGGTCTCACGCTTTTGTCTATCGTTTCTAAGCACATGTCATCCTCCTTTTAATAAAAAAGAACAACGGGACGGCAACACTGACCGGGAAGAAAGGGGAACCGCCCCGCTGCTCAAAAATATATTCGTGTGATTGATCTTCCCGGTTCATGCTACCATTATACATACATTTACTGCCATGTCAATACCTATCCAAATAAAAAGTGCCGCCCCGTGAAGGACGGCTAATGACTTGCGATTGGAGGAATAGAGAATGCTTAAAATGCTTTCTCGAACACCTTCTGGATAAATTTCATTACCTTCTTCCGATACTTGAGGATCACGCCCTCGGATAGAATTGCTTCCCTGATTTTTTTCCTCTGCTCGGCGTTCAGGCTATCTCCGGCAAGGTCAAAGAATTCGAGCGTGGCCCAATTCAGAATTTCGAGTAGCAGGTCGTCGATGGCATCCTCGATGAATTTCAGGTGTTTCAGGACGGCCTCTATTGCTTTCTTCTTCAACTTTTTACGGCTGAACAGGCCGCTCTTTTTGATCTTTCTCTTGATGTCGTTCCAGTCATAGTCGCCGATGATTTCTCCCATGCTACATACCCCCGCTCTTGATCTGTTTCCGCACGATAGCCCCGAATGCTGTGAGGGCTACGGTTCCAATCGTGACCAGTAATTGCGGCGGTATGAACGCGAACTTCGGGAACTGTATTTGCAGGCAAAATATTACCGCCATTGCCACAAACACGAGTAATGATTCAAGCATACCCGTTTTCCGATCCATTGTTAGTGCCTCCTTATTCAGTGTGTGCTGCCCTGTATTTGTAGCCCCTTACATCGACATGGACGAATGACTTATAAGTTATCAGTCCGCCCTTTACTCCTATTAGCTTATCACAATATTGAGCAACTTTCCATACCGGGACATTTTTAACCTCTCCATCCCACGCCATGCCCTTCAAGTGAAATGAACGTGGTGCGCCACCTACTGCCGGGTCAGCATTATGTTTCTTGCATCGTGTTCCGCTGTGGGTCATTGCCGGTTGCCCAAAGTGTTCGCGTATCGCTTCAAGCAGGTAAATCAGTGTCCAGTTCTCGACGTACAGCCCACAGCAGGGGCAAGCAAGTTCCTGTTGTGTGAAATGAGGGCTGAGTTCTCGGTTCATATTGTTTTCACTATCCAGACTATTAATGGCACTGCCACGACTAATGCACCGCCGACCGCTCCCCATACGCCGGACTTCACCTTTAGCCCCGCAACGTCCTCTACGAGCTTATCAATCTTCTTCTCGAATCCATCAAGTCGTTCCTTGTGCATGGATATTACTGCATCCTGTACTGCGTTGTGTACCTTGCCGTTCGGTGTCTCACTCATAGCTCTGTCACCACCACGTTGAATGTTCCCGCTGATGTTATCGCATATATCGCGGCTGTCGTTCTGTCTTCTTCCCATGTAGCCCGCCCAAAAACACATTCCCCGGCATCAACCACTACGTTTGAATCGCCAAGGAATATCTGCACCGCGCCCACATTGAACACCCTAATCTTTACGCGCCTCTTATTCGCCGCCGCGATCAGCGTGGGCGCCGCCGCCTTGATCTCTACCACGGTCGGCGCGAATGTCTCCGAGCGATACAACTTCACTATCACCGGCTCGATGACCTTCTTCAGCATCACCGTGACGCGCTGAATCCCGCGTGGCGTCGGCGGTTCCGGGGGCACTACGTTATTGTTAAAGTCCTCACTCATCTATATTTCTGCCTCTCATAATATTCGCGTTCGCGGAGTTCGTATTGAAGCGTACCCTTCATTGCAATTTTATTCCGCTTGATATTGGACTTCCTGATTTCTTCCTCTATTTGGAATGGCGTTAATGTCGTGGTTCTGGGGTCTATTTTGTCCATTAATTCCTTGCGGGCTACTCCTATTTCTGCCTGCCAGTCTGCCATTTCTTTTATCAGCTTATCCTTCGCCTCAAATTCCTTGCTTATTAACAAGCCGCTCGGCTCATCCGCTTCTTTTGCCGCAGCTTTCACCTTGCCCGCATAATCATAGAAGCGTGTACGCCATTTGGTACGGCTTCCCTCCATGACTCCGCGCTCACGATAGTAGCGTCTTGCTATCTGCTCGGCTGCTGGCTTGCCCGGCGGGTATGTTCCTTCACCCTGTCGGAATAATATGTCTGTCCACTCTGTTACATATTTACCGCCGCGCCCCGTAAACTCATAAATGATAAAGTCATATTCCATTGGTGACAATTCTTTTATGAGTGGAATATTCCTGCCAAATTTTGATACGAATTTACTTATCTCTGATGTATATTCCGCATAAATCGTATATGGATGTTCGTCTGGATCATGGAATCTCTCTAACGGTGACTCAAAGTGAGGATGCGTACCTGTTAGAAGGCCATATCCGGTAGTAACAGGCCCCGGCACTGGAAAGCCGCTGGGCATTGATTGCACCAAGCCCTGCATGGCATTTTCTGCCGCCCTTGGGTCATTTTCAAAGTAATGCTCCATCATTCGTTCCGGCAATGAGCCGAATACAAACCCCAACTCAAACGGCTTCGGATAGCTGATGTGTTCGGTTAGCCACCATCTGCTATTAAGGTCAAAGGCATCGAGTGAGCTATACCATCGTTCTTCTTCAGGCAATGTTTCTTCTTCCTTTTTGTGCCTATACCACAAGTATAAAGACGGAACGGTTATAAGCTCTACTGCCTTTATTGAGGTGCCGTATGGGTTTTTTTTGAAAGCATTGTAAAGCCACCTTACACCACCTAATTGTGCGGTTAAGAATGGCACATATCTTCCTGCCACTCGCGCACTCTTTCCCATTTCGGAAAAGTTTACCGTTGCTTCGGGATATGTAGCTTGAGCCAATTTGGATATTTCATTATATGCTTCTGGATGCTGTTCTCTTATTGTGGATAACGGAGTGCGCGGGTTAATACCACGCTCTTTCAGCATTGCCTTAATTGCCCGCTCTGTGTTGATTGCGCGATTAACCTGTTCACCGTAAAGAAATAGGCTTTCAGCGGCTATGAGTGGGTTTTTGTCCATGTTCTTAATGGTAACACCGACACGGGCTAAACCCTTTTCCTTGCGTGTGGATGAAAGCTCTACAATTCTACGTGCCTTTTGTTTGGCGTCACCGCCGCGCCGGAAGAACTCGCCATGTGTTGCCCCTACTTCCTCAAAGAAACGCGGGTACTGCGTGAACTGACCCGGCCTTCCGCCCCTTTTTGTCAGCCCGAACATGTCCTCGATTGGTACTCCCACAAGCCTTGCAGTCATATACGGAATATCTACAATAATACGGCGTGGTACAGACACTGGAAGAAATGTGAGTGCATCTTGAAATAATTGCGCCGTTCCAACCACACCCTTGCCGCGTGGGTCGCGGACTAATGTTGAATCGCCAATGAGTGATTGTATGGTATCTCTCCCGAAGTTTGCCAAGAAGAAGTCTGGATTCAGTGTCACGCCAGCGCGTTTGATCTCCTTGAATGTTTTTAATCCGAACTTTTCCGACCAGAATGGTAGTCTGTCGGCAACGTAAGTCGCCGCTCGAACTGTCGGATTCGCATGAACCGGATTCATGTTGATCTGGTCAGCTATCAGCACGTTGTCAATATCGTAAACCTGTCTGTGTTGTCGGCCATCCTTGACCCTGATAACTTCTACCTGATTGCGCTTCAGCCCTTCGGTTTTTCTGAAAAGGCCAAATGCACGTTGCATTGATTTGGTCGGTACTTCTTCTATGCCGCCAGCGCGGAATATTTCATTGATGTCCTTCTGCAAGTTTATTACGGGCTGTGTTGTTGCTGGCCTTATCCCCGTATATCCGCTTTCAAGCAGTGCATCAACAGCATCGCGCCTGAAAACCTGACGCTCCATTTCTGGCAACATCCCAAGATAATTTTCAGTAAGGTTTATAAATACGTTATCAATCTCGCGGCGGCTCCCGAACATGCGCCTGATTGTTTTGGTTGCCTGTGGTAGTCCTACGTTTTGCCGCAGTCTGTCGGCCTTGACTATGCGCTGAAACGGAACGTAATAATCATTTGCCAGCTTCATGTCGGCGCGGTCTTTCCAGCCGATAAGATCGTTCTTCATCCACCTGTCACCCAACGCATCGCCCAACGCGCCGACCTCATCTACTAGTGCTTCTATTTCCTCGGCAGCTTTTATCCCATCTGGGCCTTGTCTCCGCACTGTTTCCAACCGCTGTTCCGCGCTGATGACAAATTCAGCCTCACCCTCTGGTAGCCATTTCTCGCCGCGTTTCGGGTCAGCCAATATCTGCTTTGAACGCCGTGACCGCGCAAGATTTTCAGCGAGATTGATGCCTGTTTCTTTAGTGCCATCCTGATACGTTATCTGTATTCCAGCGCGACGTTCAAGCATCGGCACAAACGCTTTCTTCACCTCATCAAGCGCACGATTGCCAGCACCTGTTAAGTTTGTTCTGCGCGGATATAGGCCGGTGGCTTTGCCGCCGAACTCTGGATAATCGAATATGCCCCAATCAGATAGCGTTTCATGCCATACGCGATCTACTGCATCCCTGACCTTTCGTATCGGCCCCATGCTCGGATCAACCGTGACGCCCATCGCCGTTTTCCCCGGTAGCCTCTTCCCGGCACCCGATAATACGTCAAGCGGTAAATCAACCGTTGCTTCCACACCTTCCCTGCTGATGAAATGAACGCTTGCGGTATCCTCGCCGATACTTAACACCTTTCCATAGTTCTGCCTATCAGCGGCAAATACATATTCGCCTACTTTTATTTTGCTCGGTGTCGGCGGTCGAGTTCCAAGCCCTGCGGCGGCTACCTCGCGCTCGGCTATGGCTCGCGTTGCCATATATTCCTCGTAAGGAATATTCATTCTTTCAAACATTCTTAATTCTGGCGTGTTAATGGCGGCGAATACTTCTGGATACCTGTTTGCAAAATCTCTGTCATTTCTAAGAACGGCATCTATAACCGTGTTGGCTGTTTCTATAGGCGCATATTCTATTGACTGGCCTATCAGGTCGCGTCTGCGCCTTAGATATATCGCCATTTCCTCAAACCGCTCAGGTGTCATGGCTTCTCTTATTGTTTTTTCTAACCCAAGCGTATCGTCTATTTTGTGTCTTAATTCGTGTGTAAATTCCCCCGGCGTATAAAGCCGTGCATCGGCATTTTTACGCATTAATATTCTATTGTAGGTTGGATCAAAATATAAATTGCCTTCCAACTCAGCCGCACCAACATCCTCTAAATAGGCAATATCTACGCCCATTTCTTTTGCCCTTGTTTCTAAATACTGCATCCTTGTTTGGGGCACACCCCGCGCAAGATTTTTGGCTGCTTTTATTCTTGCTTTTGGCGATATTCTCGCCCCCTTAATGCCGCCAATAATTGGGAAAACCGGCTCAACCAACGCCAGTGCCGCCCACGGCGCACCGTGCTTCACGCCCTCGATTACCCTTTCTGGTAATTCTTCTGCTTCACCTGTGACTGTCTCATATATTGTGCCGGTAATACCCAGCTTTACCGCCGCCTTGGGAACCTCTGTAGCGTATGTCTTCGCAATATACGCGGCGGCCTGCTTCAAATTCATGCCCTTAAGTGTCGCCGCCACCTTCTTTGCGCTTACTGCCTTGAGTCCCCACTTGCCAACCCTTATAGTTGATGCCGCCGCTTCCACACCACCTGCCGTTAACGCTATCAACACCATGTCTGGAATAATTTCACCATACCATGAATACATATCCCTGCCGCCAAGTTCTTCTATGCCGCGTTCAATCTGTTCGGATGTCCACTTGATAGGTCGCGGTGCTTTTATGCCTAATTTCCCGGCGGGATAGCCGGTGGCCGTCTCCGCGAATTCAGGAACATCTATGAGTGCGCCTGCCGTTCCAAGTGCGGTGCGGCCTACGGCGGGTAGAATCTCACGCGCGTCTCTAAATGGTGCAAGGGTTTGCTTCGCACGTTTTTCCTGTCCGGCCAATGTAAAGAATGACGTATCAAGCGGACGATCAAATGGTAAATTCATCTTTATTTGCGGGAATTCTTCAACAGCCTGTTCTTCTGGCGGTGGAGATATGCCAGTCTTTTTTGTCTCTGGCGGCGTTATCGGCATTTAAAATCCTCCGCTTGCGCCACGCGGTTTCTTCTTTTTCTTTTCGGGTTCTTCTTTCTTGCCAGTAGCCATATTCCAAATCTTTTTGAGCTTGCCCGGAGTATATGGCTTGCCAGTTGACTCGTCTACGTCCCCGCTGTCCTTAACAGCTTTTATAAATTCTTGTAATGTATATCCTTGCTGCTTGAACTTTTGAGCATTATCTATGTCGTCATCAACATCGGCGGATATCTGCGTGGTAGGCGGTCGCGCCCCCGGCTCTCCCGGTATTTGTATCTCTGGCGGCAACGTAACGGGCAGTGGTGCTTCTGGCCCCGGCCCCGCTTCCTGAAATTGTGCCTCGGTCATCGGGGGCGGTTGCCCCGGCGCGGTTGGCAAGGGCGGAGCTGCGACTGGTGCGCCAAATCCCGGTTCGCCGCCCTGCTGGCCCGTTCCAGCTTCGGGATAATAAGATAGCGTCAAATCACGCATCATCTGCGCTAATTGTTTCTCGGTTAATTCGTCTTCAACACCCCATCCCATTTCGCGGCCCATTGCATTAAGCGTCTTTGCTTCTGCATCATTTATATCTAATGTCACCGTGGATATGAGACTTAATTTATTACTTCTTTTTTTCCCCTTCAGTCCGGCGGCGGTTTCTTTAATCTTATCTATCTGTTTTTTCAGCCTATTCATGTACCCTTCAAGCATGAGCTTCTTGGAATTATATTCAGTCCTTACATCTGATGGTATTCTTATCCCGGCATCGCGGTGCTGTTTCTTTTCTGCTGGCGACATGAATGATTCAGCCCGCATCGAAACCATGTCGGGATATATCGGGTCAGACTCATAAACCACCATCTTTTTTGTCGGGTCATAGCCACTTATATTTGCACCCGCCCGCTGGTTAACATCGTGTATGCGCCGAACCTTTCTATTATATTCTATTTGTGATGCCGTTGGCTTTGTCGTTACTCCGGGTTTCAACTTTGCATCCCACTTGACGTTCCCCCTTTTATCTACGCTGGGAACCCACTCATGGTCAGGCGGCAACTCTGCCGTCGGTTTCTGTGCCGCGCCTGTCCCCACCAACGGCGGATACTGAATTGATTTACCTGCTGGCTGCCCTGTGTCTAAGTCATAAAGAGCCATCCCGCCGGTTGGCCTACCGCTTGCATCAACTACCTCTTTCCACCCAAGATTTTGTTTCGGCATTTCAATACTGTATCCCGGCTCCATCTGCGGGAACCCCGGCGGCATTGCGCCCGGAACTCGCGGCGTTTCAGCAGGGCGACGTTCAACCCCATGCTCGACTGCGGGCTTTTCCTCTACTAATTTGCCGCCCACCTTCGTTGTATAGTCTAAGAGCCTTTCCTTTCTTGCTTGCTCTAACCGATCATCCTCTAATTCGCGTTCACGTTTCTGTTGAGCCGCCGATGCTTCTATCACTACCCGCAAGTCCGGTTCAGGCATGTTGAGTGTGTTTGATGCTGATGCAAGTGCTTCGGGGTCTTTGAGATAATATTCTGCATTATCTACGACCGACTTACTCGTTAAACCAATTTGCTTCATCCGCATTTGCTGATCTTGCTGTTCTTTCCGTATCGCATTCTCACGTTGCATGGCTCCTGCCAGTGTACGCGCCTTTTGCTCCTGCTCATACTTATATACAAGGCTTTGCCTAAAATTATCCGCGAAACCTTTGAAGAAATCGTATCCTGACTGGCCCATGTTTTACTCCCTTATCCGAATACGTTGCTCAATCCGGTACTCATTCCGCCGCCAGTGCCGGGGCTGCTCAGACCGCCCATGCCGCCGCCCATTTGACCGCCAGCATAAGCCCCTGCCAGTCCGCCTACCGCTCCCCACATGGCCCCACGTTGCTGTTGGTGTGCCTGAGACTGCCCGTACTGCATATTCACATCAAACATCCGTATGCGGTCAGCCATCTCCTGCTCCCTCAACCCTAACCCGTACACTTCCCCGGCCATTCCGTATCGCCCCATCGCCGTCGCCATCGCAGTTTCTTCAAGCAACCGGCTCAATGACTGCTGATGTATTCCACTCGTTCGTAGCCCGCGCCGCGCCATCTGCTTCTCAATATTCCCCATGCCATAATCCAACGTGCGGCCCGTACTGTATTCAGCTTGCCCATATAGCCGCGCCAATCCGGGTGAAAGGTGTGTCGGGTCAACACGCATCGGCATGAGATAGTGGCCGCTCTGCTGTCCGGCTTGTCCCTGCGGTGACTGCAAGTATTCGTCCCTGTAAACAAATCCATCTGCCATGATATGCCTCCTTAATATTGCCGATAAGGTCGTATTTTTGAAACCTTTGCATCGTCAAGAAACAGGGATGTAAGCGACATGATATAAATACCATTTGCTCGACCCTTTGATATGTATTCAATCTCAATGTCATCTGCCGCTGTAATGGTAAGCGTCATGGTGCCTACGCCGCTGGCAACGCTCGATGAACCGCTCCCATCATTCGCTATGCTTGTGACTTCTCCGTCGCCATCGGTCGTAACGGTAAATTCCTTTGTTCCGTTCACATATATCCACAATGCCGCTGCGCTCACCGTGCTTAATGCGTTTACTTTCCATTCGACTACAAGATCGCTGGAAATATTCACCTGTAATCCATACAGGAATGACGTCAAAGCAGCGGCTTCATCTGAATTTGTATCCATGTATCCATATATCTCGCCACTGGCGGTTGCGATATTGAATGCCTGTGTTCCGCCACCGCTGAAATCGGTAAGAACCCCCGTGGTGGCCACACCACGCACCGCTATAACGCCGTACTTTGCATTAACTGCGCCGCCAGTCGCGACACCGCTTGCCATGCCTACTGCAACCGCCAATTGCTTTAAGGCCAATTCCGTATTGGTAGGTTGTGCTAAAAAGTGGGCGTCTGCATCGACAACGCCTATCTCATCTGCATCATGCTTGTATGTATCAGCGGCAGCAGTACCGAGATTGCCGTGCTTCGTGTTGTTAATAAGCGCGACATCGCGCAAGTCCTCTGACCCCACCAGAGCCGTGTTGCTGCCGAATTTTGCCTTAAATGCAGTAAAGTTTTCATTAACCTTTGCTGCCTTTGCTTTTGTTCGAGCAACAAATGTATTCGGGACTGTAAATGCCATGATTATCTCCTTGTTGCCAACTCGGTGTATTCTACGCCTATTCCATAGATGGTTGACTCAAGCTTGTCTTCCGATTCAATCAGCACATCAAAGTGATTCGCCGTAAGGTTATCTCCGAGAACCGTGGAGCTTAATGATACTTCGTCGCCCGCCCATTCATCGTCATCCCATATCATGTCATGGTCATCTTCTGAAGCATCGTCAACGCCCCACAGTTTCCCATAATATGTAACTGTGACTGTGTGCGTATCGGTTCGCGGCGGCTTGATATGGTCGTTCACAAACACCGTCATTTCAAATGGGGTTGCCGTTTCTGAATCCGACATGGTTTTCACGCCACGCAGAAACTTGGTTACACCAAATTCATACAAGTCTACCAGTTTTGTTTTGAGCCGTCTCTTAATATCATTTCCGCCTGTGCCGTCCGCGTCAGCCGCGTCCGCAACCCCGCTGTAATGCCACAGGTACGGCGAATCATTAAATCCGAATACAACTTTGTTATGATCTTCAGACGCGGTATATCGGCACGCACAGGTGAAATTTATATCCATTTCAGTCCATGATCGCGTCACCAAGTTCCAGCACAGCGTCACATCCCCGCATGAAATCAGTATCAGTTCGTGCGCCTTGTCATATACACACCATGAACGCGTCAGGTCTTTCCCGGCTATCAACGGCTTTATTGGCGTACCTATAGGCGGAAACGCGGTGTCTGAAATCTCGTATATCATGTCGTTTCCGACAAAAACTATTGTCCCGTAATCGGAAGCACGGTATCCATAGGCCGATACCCCGCCTGCCTCATCGCTCATCTTCACCAACACATAATCATCCTCATCCTTGCCAAGCATTGTCCACAGACCGTTCTCCCGCTTAATCATCAACTCATCATTATTCCCGTACATCGTCCATGATCGTATGCCCTTCAGGTCTGAATTGCGTTCCGGTATCGGCAGGGTATTAACGTCCTTAAACAGTAAATCTGTACCGGGGTCTGTATTCCATGCGCCGAAGTCGCTGAAGTAAATCACATCATCATTGCTGGAATCCACCACAAACAGCCTGTCGTCCACCACAGTCAACAAACGCGGCGTGAGGCTGGCAATGTACCCTGTGTCTGTGCTGAAGACACAGTCGGCCTTATTTGCCGCCGATCCATCCCAATACTGGAAGTTAGTACCATCACAGATAAATAGATAATCCTGATACGCCACAAACTGTATGTCCGTTCCCCATACGAAATCCGCCCCGCCTGTCAATTCCGTGTAGGCCGCGCCATCCTGATAAAATATTCTTATCTTGCTTGCTGTCTGTGCCGCGATCATCGTGTATGAACTGCTGCCGGTGTAATACCTGAATACATTCACAACACCCACGACATCTGTTCCAATCGCGGCGGCTATGTCCTTCTTATATCCGCTACGCTTCCTGAACGCACCCTTCCGTGTGAGATACCCGTTCAATGCAATCTGCATCTGGTTGTCCGCAAGCTCCAATGGCGAACTCGCAACGTCAAGGCCGCCCGCAAAGGAATTGAAATACTTATATTTATATACCGTTCCGTTTGACATCAGTAAACGTAATAACCCCTTCCATCGGTAATATATCCGGCTCCTGCGCCACCGCCGCCCTGCACGTTGCCCTTCCTGAAGTTACCCGCTGCTATGCGCCGACGCTGCCATGCCACGCGGCTCCGCTCAAGCCCTATCTCCGCGTTCCGCCTGTGTATCTCGCCGCCCTGTTTGTCCCTGTCCTTCTCACGCTGTTTCGCCAGTACCGATTCCACCACTATCTCCGTCAGCATGTCATCATCTATCTCTGGATCAAAATAGACACGCCGGTTTGTGTCCTTGATGTTAACGCCAACTATCGTTTCAATCGTGTCACAAGGCTTAAGCGACGGACACAGCGCATTTCTTTGTGCAACAATGCCAACGGACAGCGCGTTAATTCGCGTCACCAGTTCGCCTATCGTGTCATACGCGGCAGCGGTAATGTCAACGGTGTACGTTCCCGCGTTAACACCGCCAGTTATCGTTATGGTGAATCGGCCAGTCCGCTGTGAGGTTAAAAACGTGGCAGCCGTGGAATCCGCGTTATCTTCAAAGATATTAAACGCGCATGTCGGGGCTAATCGTTTCCCGAATATATATATCTTTTTGCTGGCCGCTGACTCCGTAGGCCATATCCCTATCTTGCGCCGCGTCTGTATCCACCAGTGCGTAGGCTGACCCGTATCGAAGGGCAATGCTTGCGGTCGCCCCACCATCGGTATCAGCGTGGTCGTATCGTCATACTGTACCCTCGTGACAGTAAGCGCATCTTCGGGTAGGTCATAATAAATCTGGTCGGCAACAAGGTCGATCTCGTAGCCGTCTTTCTCATCATAGGAAAGACATTCGACTTCCCGCGTGACCTTCAACTGTGCGAGCGCCGCCCATAATCTTATTTTATCCTCTTTGAAGAAGTTAGTCGTACCAGCCGCGCTTTCAGCAAGGTAATCTTCTACGAGGTCAACAACGTCACTCCACAGCATGATATGTCTCCCTTGCGCCGGATTGATTGCTTACGGAACCAGTGTGAAATCCGCGTCGATGGTGCCGATGCAAACTATCCTTAAAAGCTGGTCGCCGTTCGCCGTTACGCCAGCGGACGTAACCGATACCACGTTGTCGATCTTTTCCGCGTCGCCGACCTTAACCTTTTTGTGTCCACTTTCCATTGCTAAGTGTACCGCTCCCATGTTGTCACCCCCTTTACGGTAATTTTGTTCCAATCTTATTCGCGTAATAAATCATCTGGCAACCCTCGACGACGAACTCGCCGTCGATTTCATCTTCCGAAGCCGCTATACGCCTGATGCGGAAGCCGAGCGGTTGCCCCGCCGCAAGCCCGATGTCTGAAGCGTCAACGGTAAACAAGACGAAGAATGACTTGAACTGTGCCGCATCACCCGTATCCGTTTCAACGGGATATGCGTTCGTTGTGGCCGGAACTACGGCATTATTTACAATGTCGTATGTCTCGAACTCCATCTGCATGTTGAACTTCTTCGTGTCTTCTATGCCGGACAGCCATCCGCCGATTGCGAATACCGGGTCGGTAACGCCGTCCCAATCGCTGGGCATACAGTCACAGGACAGCAACTCCTCGTTGTCAGCGGCGAACACCGGCAAGCTGTAGCCCTGAAACAAGCCCTGCTCAACGCGGGTCGGTATCCCCTCCTGCCCCTGTATCTTTTCAAAATTAAACGTGAAGGTTTTCGTTCGCTGGACTACTGCCGCGCTGTCGAATGTAAGCGTGTCCTGTATTTCAGCATTGTCCAGATACGTTGTTACCGATGCAAACGATACGGCACAAACGAATATGGCACCGATCACCAATGAAAGAATTTTCTTCATTAATCTGTCCCCCCTTACTGATAAACCGCTATCGTGTTCGTCGCGCCGCTGTCGAAGCGTATCATCAGGCTCCCGTTCGTATCGAGCCAGATCACCGCCTGATCCGGGACTGGCGTTGACGGCGTTGCCATTTCTGCCATCGTGAGCGTACCCGTTGCTGACAAGCCGCCAGAGTCAACCGTGAGTACTGTTGTCCCGCCGGGTGATATTACCGATCCGGTCGCGGTCATAACGCCCGTATTTGACACGCTGTAAGCTGCCGCGCCAGCATCCGTCAAGGTTACGAGATTACCCGTTCCGGTGTGATTGCCGGAATATAACACGCCTGCCGCGCTCTTTTCTGCACGGAACACATAGCCTGATGCGCCGGTAGAGATACCCTGAAACGCCGCCGTGTTTGCTTGAGTGGAATTCGTTTCAACCTTTACTATTGAATTGTTCTGTAAGGCATTTACAGCCGTGACATGTACCGACGCTTTTTGTGTGCCAGCTCCAGAGGTATGTACGCTGAGACCGGTATCATTCCCGGTGTAAGTGACATCCAGTGCGCCATATCCAGCGGCGAGGGTACCAGCATTGCTGATAATCTGTACCGTCGGTACGGTAAGAGCCGCATCGGTACTCTGTATGTGAACCGGGTAGCCTGTTCCGCCAGACGTAATTCTCAGTGCCCCGACGCCGGTTGCGTCTGCGCCCACATTAATTCCAAGTGCATAGCCCGCCGTGCCGGTTGCGTTGAGTTCCATTAATCGGTTATCGGCGTGTCCCGTCATGGTGGCGGACGCAAATATTATATTGCCATGGCCAGCCCCGGTTACAGTGCCGCTTATTTCAATACCGTTGCCGATGCCCGTGGTGGTGGCGAATGTGTTGCCCGCGTCGATGACTTCCTGAAGTGTGTCCGCCGAAAGCCCCGTCAGCCCTGAGCCGTCGCCAGTGAATGTGCCGTCTATCGTGAGATTGACATTCCCTGTCGTGCTGCTGATCGTCACTGTCGGTGATGCGTATGCGAATGTGGCTTCGTCTGTAGCGGAATCCATATAGATAACGCTCGTACCATCTGTGAGATACAAATCATCGGTTAGTTCAAGGTCAGTGGCCGTGGCGTTTCCGCTTTCCGCAAATGACCAATTACCACCATCGCCGGTTATTCCGCCGTCTATCTTCAATGGACTCCCGCCGACAAGCGTTCCTGTAATTTCAACGTCACCTGCGAACGTGCTGGTGGCTGAACCATCGTCAGCCGCGACATAGGATGCAGTCGCCGCATTTACAACATCCAACGAAGCTCCTGTAATATCTCCGGTGAATGTTCCGCTCGTTGCAAACAGGTTCCACGCACTATCTATCATCGGCACATTGCTGATAAACAGATTGGTTGCACTGGCGTAACCGCTCAGATCAGCGTTCACGCCGTTAAAGTCAGTATCCGTTGTTATGTCTGCATCGCAGTCAATCGCCCCGGCTGCGCTCAATACGCAGTTCGTAGTATTGCCACCCGCCGTAACCGATCCGGTAGCTGTGATCGACCCGGTGGCCACAACATTTCTGGTTATCAGCGCATCTCTACCGGCAATTATATCGACACCGGCATTTATGCTGTACGTTATCGTGGCGTTGTCGGCATTCAGAGAAGCAACGACAACCGAACCACTCGCGTAAATGTCCCCGTCCTCGTCTACGCAGAATTTCCTGTCGTTATTTATCACACCCTCATATATACAGCCTGTCGTCAAAGACGTGGTTCCAGAGGCCACCAGTATGCTTCCGGTGGCTACCGTGTCAGCCCTGAATTCCATAGCGTCAAGCACAGTGGCACCCGACCTGTATATTGAGCCGTCTTTGTTAAACTTCATTACCCATGTTCCGGTCTCAAGTATCTGGAAATCCTCATTGGTATCAACATAGGCACTTATGCCGTGGTGTCCACTGTAATATATTTTGGGATATGCGTAAGCTGAATTTGCCGAAACTGTGAGGTTGTCTGTGTTGGTGTCGCCGCCGGAAACGTATCCATGTGTGCCGCCGAGCAACCTTATTCGATCACCGCTATATTCAAGAAACTGGTTCGTATCGAGATGCAATCTCAGTGAAGCCGTGCCGAATTTAACATAGTTATCAATGGCAACGGTAACATCGCCAGCGGTGGACACAATATCGCCGGTCACAGATGTTATGGTCGCAGTCGCATTAAGATTTCCGCTTGAATCAATGTCAGCTATCTGCGCCCCGCCATAATTGAACGTCACGGTTCCACTGGCATCAATGGAGCCGAGTCCATTGAACAGGATACACGCCCACGTGTCTGTCTCGTTATCGCATAGCCTCAAATCATTCGTGGTATCGCGTCCGCCGAACAACGTAAAGTAGCCGAGACTGCCGTTCCAGTCGCCGGTATATGTCTCCTGATTCGTGAACAAGGCGACAGACCAAGGGTTATCATCCCCCACGCAAAGTTGCGCTACTGCCGCTCGACCCGCGCATAACCCGAATAATACTGCAATGAGCAGTATCTTTATCTTCTGAATGAACTTCATTAGTCTGCCTCCTGTAATTACCTGTTTTAATAACACACCCTTACTGTCATGGTCGCCTGTGCCGCATCGGGATTGTAAAACGTCACAGCGTTACCACGCGCCGGATAACCAGAACTGCCGCCCTGTAGCGATTCAACGCCAGTCAGAGCCGTGGGGTCTGTAGTCCCCGGTAAATGCCATACAACATCGGGATTGGTACTCTGTGCGGTGACAACAAACCACGAGGCGGTCGCCGTAAACGCCACGGCTTCGGTAGCCGTACCTGCCACAGTGGCCTTCAATATCTCAATCGTATCACACGATGAAGATCCTATGCCGTCAACATATCCGGCACCAGTATCGCCATCGCCGCGCCAGTTGAACCGATACCCGGTTCCCTTGTCAATAATTGTTAATGTCTTTTGCCCGTTATCACCTGTCTCTGATGCCTCATCATCCGATATGGATAATGCCACGCGGCTGAATACGCACATCGCGGCAAACAGAAACAGCACAATAACAAGGGACAATGTGTGCTTTTTCATGGTGTACCCCTTCCAGTTCAGTAGTTAATTGACCGTATACTCGCCGCGCACAACGAGATAAATCGTCCCGGAGCCAGTCGCCCCAGCTATCTTAACGTCGGAGCCATCCCATATAACGTCGATGACACCCGATGTCGTTGTGTTGTCAATCACGTTGGCCTCGTAGACAACGCTCCACACATCGTCCTCAAGCGTGTGCCCAGCACTATCCGGCTCCATCTTGTAAATTCTCTTGTGGCCGGGATAATCAATTTTTTCGTGGATTAAATCTTCACTCCATGCCATTGCTTTCACTCCCTTTCTAAAAGTTCGTGTATCGGCATATAGGGATAACCCTTGTCTATGCCGCCGCTACAATCAACCAAACGGCGCGGCTTATATACCTTCCAGTCCTTGTAGAACTCATTGCTCGCTTCAAGCATCCCTGCTATCTGCTGAAAACCAGCCGCCGCGTCCTGAAATACCTTCATTGTCCAGAAACCACTCTCGTCTTGAACCGCTCTGCTTTTGTACATTTCCTCGATGTGGTTCTCATGTGTCCACCCCAATTCAGTGCCGATGGTTGCAATGTCCCTGTATCCCATTTCGATAGCGATAAATAATGCCGTCGTGGTACAAATAAGATACGCGAATGGGACTATTATCTCAGGCCCGAATTTCTCCGTGATAAACTTACCATACCCTTCTTCCCCCGTCGTCGAGTACATGAACAGTTCAGCGGCACTTTCGTCAACGAGCTTCACAAGATCGGGGTGCGACTGCAAGCTGAGAAATACCTTTTCCGATTCCTGAAGGTCGTCAAACCATCGCCTTACATGCCACTGTGCATCAAGCGAGATGGTGTAATCGGGAGTGAGGCCGCACTCCATTAAGCGCGGCCTCGCCCGATCAATAGCAATTATATCCCATCCAAGTTCACGCGCCTTGTCCATATAGGTCAGTGCGCCAAAGAACGATGCACCGGCTCCGCATATCATTACCTTCTGACGGGAAGCCCGTAGCTTGCGCCTATTGCGCTCTTTTAGAAGGTCTCTGATAACGTGATACCATGTAGGTATCAGCCGTTGTAATATCTGGTCGTATGGGCGGGCGGCGGCATACTGGCTTGAAACAAACCCTATGCCTCGCGGCGCGACGTAGTGTTGATTCTTGCAAATGTTTTCCCGCCACATATCCGCCATCCGAAGCTGTGCCTTTTTCTTGGCTGCCTCGAATTCTTCAGGCGGCGGGATGATCGGATTGCCGTCATCATCTACGTCTACTTCCAGAAATGCGATGTCGTCCCTTGTTTGATCTCGGTCAGACATAAAATCTCCTTACGCGCCGAACAGGAAGACGTTGAGAATGTTGTCACCCGTCGCCGATTTGTTTGAAGCCGAATTGCTGTCGATCCAACCCTGAATTCTCGCGGTGTTACCCGTGAAGCTGGCAATACCGATAGCCGCAATCTGATTCACGGTTGCGGTGGCCGCGCCAAGCGCCATAATCATGCGGTCGCCGTCCGTGACCTGATTCTTG